CTTGTCTCAAACTCATTGTAGAGAGCGGCGTACCGGAAAGCGTCATCGTATAAGACGAGGAACGCTGCCACATAAAACGGTAAGATCTCATTGACCTCATCCGTATTCTTCAGCAGGTAGGTATCCGGAACATTCGCCGGAACCGGAACCCCTCTCTTTTCATATTCCAAAATGGCTTCATCCGGAACGTGTTTCGAAACAAGAAGCTTATTGCCACCGAAGAGTTTGTAGTCTGTATTCCGCTCGACCGGACGACCATACCCACTTCGTCTCGGAACGATCAGGCCAGGTATCATAGCCAGGCAGTCGTCCGGAAGATGATATAGCATCGTGTAGTCGTCAAACTCTTCATGCATCAGATCCTTAAGCTTCACACAATCTTCGAAGGTCTTAATCTGATACACATAGGACTGAGCAGTACTGAGCAGGGCTGGGATCTGCTTCACGTAATCTTCCTGATTGTTATACGATAATTGTATTTCATCCCCAGCTATAGAATAGGAGAAGATCAGCTGGAGTACCCTGTCTTTAAATTCACCATAAGTCATTCATACTTCTCCTTCTAAAAGATTAGCGGGAATGCCGCTATTGACATTCCCGCTATAAGTTTGATTACGCGCCGATGTTAAGAACAACATCTGCGAAGCCGACCGGCTTGTTGGCAGAATCGACTTCGACGATACGGGCCACAGTATGACCAGCGGTCGGAGTGATCTCCAGGTAGTTGATCGGATTGTTGGAAGCATCCTTCATCTCGGTCCATGCGGAAGTAGTGATTGCAGTACCATAGGTAATTGCAGTCAGACCGGATGCAGCAGCAGCGGTCATGTAGTACCACTTGTTGCCGGTTGCGTTCAGCTGACCGTTCACAATAAGAGTGGTCTTACCAACAGCAGTAGCTGCGGTCATGGCTTCGAGGGTCTTAAAGACAGACTGTCCGCCATGGAAGTACAGAGCATGACGCTTCTCGTTAAGAACGAAGCAGTCATAAATGGTGCGTCCTTCGCATTTAATTTTGTTACCGTAGAGGCTTTTTATCCTCTACTTCTCACGGTTTCCCGTGAGGTCAGCGTACATTTTCACCCTCGATATACGGTCGGGTGTTGAGGTCTCTTGGGGAAATTATATTTATTCATTCCCTACGCGTTACGGTGTCTTCCAGCCTTTCGCTATCTGGAAGATTACCTCGGTATTAGCTTGCCGCTATGGTTTAGCTTTCACCGATTTACCTCAATTCGTTAGGTAGATTACGCTACCCTCTGGCCGAAGGCGTTGACCAGCCAACCGGAAATTCCGGGAGGATCGTCGTGGATGCGGTAGTCCTCGAGCTGCTTCGGGCCGACAGCCGCGTCTGCATGTGCAATCAGGAATGCAGCACCAGCCGGGAGTCTGCTGGAAGGAACCTTAACGATCTTGCAGCCATCGATCTCACCAAGGACGCCCTTGATGACCATTTCCTGGGACTTGTCAGAGTACTTGACAAATGCCGGATCCTGCATCATGTAGTTAGCGAACTTGTAGGTGCAGAATGCTACACGGCCTGCATCGGGCACATTGTGCTCGCCCAGATACTCCTGACCTGCGAGGAACATCTCATAAGCGTTTGCTTTGGTGATTGCAGTGGTTGCATAGCCGCCAGCTGCCTGAGCGGCTTCAGCGAGGACTTTAAAGCAATAGGTATCGAACTCAGGAACAACAACTTCCTTGAGCTGACGGGCCAGGCTCTGGCCTGCGTCAGAAACCATTTCACTTTGCCAGTGTGTTACCCTATCGGCTCTTTATCCGATAGTTCTTATGGTTTCCCATAAGTTCAGAGTACATCTTCACCCTCGTAAAACGTAGGGTGCCAACCACTCGTGGAGACATTTTATTCTCATACGAGGTTCAGTCTCTACTCGTTACGGTGGCATGAGCTCTTTAATTCTCATGCTTACCTCGGTATTAGCATGCCACTAAAGCTCTGTAGCGTATTCCCAATGAAATCCGTTACAGGTTTTCTTAAGTCCTTTTACACAGTTACACAGATTAGATACACTAGCCTTAACAGACTTTGCTGCCAGAGTCATACTAGAAAATACTTCTCCAGTTTCAACACACCTTATTGGCGTTTTCTTCTGAGCATCACTAAGACGCTGTCTGGTTTCATCAGAGCGATTGCTCTGAGCCTCGCGCATCCTAGCAATAGTCTCCTCAGATTTAGGATGGCTGTTAACCCGTCGGATCATCTCTATCCATTCGGCAGTCTGCTTTTTGCCATACATCGGGTTCTTCTCTCCTAGTTTACTCTGACGGATCTTTTCTTTTGCCTCTTCTGTATGAGACATTCCTCTCCATCCGAAATTTCCTCCGGGCAATTCGTTATACCCTTTGTTAGGATTTCTTGAGTCATAACGCTTGATTAATTTTCTTTCTGCGATGGAAGCTTCTTCCTCAGTCAATCCAGTCGCGATAATATCGTGCCGAATATTTTCCCATCCATACTTCTTAATAGCGTTTCGAAAATGGCCTGCATTCTTATAGCCATTTCCTTCTTTACCCCATCTACCCTTTACGGATTGGCAGGTTATTCCAATGTAAACTTTTCCATTAGGTGCGGTGTGCTTATAAACTGTGTAATTTCCTTCTCTCATAAGAAGCCTTTCAGTAGTTTAGCCTTCACCGATTTTGGTCGGTTAACAACTGTGGATTACGCCACAGCGAGCCACAAGTTTAGCTTATCGCCCTTATCGATGATGAACGTGAAGGAACGGTCCTTCGTCACCGTCAGGGTCTGAACATTACGAGTAAGGTCATCCGGAGTGCCGTAACGGGTCATGCCGCCACGAACGTAGTCATGCATCACAGCGATAGGAATGCTGTAAACTTTGACAGTTTTTTCTCCAGTAAAGTCGTACTTTGCGCCGAGAGCCAGCTGAGCCTGGCTGTCGAAGGTCCATCTTTCATCTACGATAGGACTATATTTGGTTGCTAAATTAATACCACCGGGCATAGTTATAATCTCCTTTATTATGTCCTGCGGTAGCGACAGTCCACGCGAACTGTCAGAACTTATTTTGATCCGTAGGAATTAAACCCTTTCATAAAGGGATCATCCGGTCCTACATCCGTTGCGCCGCCTTTAGCGACGCCTCTGACAGGTGCGCGTTTGGCCGCCTCCGCATTTTGTTTTAATGTTTTATTCTCCTTTTGGAGTCGGTCATTGTCGGCTTTTGTCTGCTTTTTGATATACTTAGCATACGCTGTGATTAGTCGTTCGCCTCTATGAGCTGCGTCAACCACCTCATCAGGAAGTTTCTGCCCTTTCAGCTCCGGATATACTTCAAGTAACTCCACCGCTTCCGGCAGATAGTTACGAGCCCCAGGGGTTGACTGCTGACTTACTTCCGCAGTAGGCTCCTGTTCCTGCTGTGCAGGCTTCCGGTTCTTTGCGACATTGTCTCTGATTTCTTTGATCTTTCTGGTTACTGTATCCTTTGCAATATCCGGATGAACTTTTTCATTCGTCAGCCTCGCAATCTCAGTATCCTCGTAGCTCTTCTCCGCTGCATCGAGCATAGCGTCTATGCCATCATAACCAAGAATCTTGGCAACAACTTCTGCATGATCCAACGTGGCGTTCTTTGCATTCAGCTTGTTGCGGTACTTATCAGCCGCATAAGCTTTTTGATATATCTCCGGCAGTTGTGATTGATCGATTTCAACGCTCTGAACCTTATGATTAATGTTCGCGTCAAACCGGATCTTGGTTGGCTGCGGTTCCGGTTGTTCCTCTATGGTGGGAGTCTCCTCCGGCTCAGCCTCAGATTCTACGTTCTCTTCAGCTTCATCACCCGTGGTGGGGGCCTCTTCTGATTCTTCCGTTCCAGTTTCCTCTACAGTGAACGCTTCTTCTAACGACTCGTCAGCCGGTTTATCAGCAGCAGCCCACTCAAAGAAATCGCCTTCCCCTGTCCAGCCGTCCGGCAGGATTGCTTCTTCCTGAGTACTAGTGGATTGAACCTGTTCGTTTTCATTTTCCATAAATGAATTTTCCTTTCATGGTGAGAAAGAGATATTTATATCTTGATCGGCATGGTGAGCCGAGATATAGCTTTAAATAACAGTTATAACTAGAGCCAGCACTACGGATGAGTAGACCGGCCCTTACAACTGACCTGTCGCAGTTTCTATTTGGTTGCGGAAGCTGGCTCTGCCCCAGCGCACTCCAGATCATGAGTCTGGCGAGATTGACTGACTCCTCTATTCCGCAATAAGTAAGGCAGTAAGCTGGTTGCCACTTACTGCCTTAGCGATTTATCGAAAGGGGGTCTCCCCCTTAATCGATCTTATTCGTCTTTTACGAAGACCATATGTCTGCCGAAGAGGTCAACGGTCTCAACCCAATGGGCTTTCTCGACTTCGACTTCTTCTGCCGGAATCTCTTCGATTACTTCCTCTACAACCGGGGCTTCTTCGACCGGAGTCTCTTCGATTACTTCCTCTACAACCGGAGTTTCTTCCTTAACAACTTCCTCTACCGGCTCTTCGACTTTCTTTTTCCTAGCCATTTAATATCCTCCTACATGGATCCCTTCTGTACCAACGCTTTCTGCGCTGACTTCGGAAGGTCGTTATATTTAGCCTGGATGCTCGTAGGCATCTGGCCTATAGCTTTATCGGCGGATACCACCCCGCCCATAGCCGGGAATCCGGCGTTCTGAAACTCAGCAGGAGGAGTCTTAGAAACCTGAGGCCCCTGCTGTCCCGGCATCATCCCACCCTGCTGGGCGAGATCTGCCTGTTGCATTGCCGCCGTCTGTGCTGCCACTTCAGCGGTACGCTGCTTGATCTTTTCAATCAGTTCCTGCTTACGTGTAATCAGCTTATCCGGTATACGCTCCAGATAGTCAATGATCTCCAACGTACCATCACGACGGAGATTATCCAAAGTCTGGACCATAGCGATCTCGGAATAATAGGTCGTTGCACCAACCTGAGCATCAATATTGAACCACAGATGTTTCAGTACGCTGAAGTCAAATTCCTCAACTACCCTTCTTGTCACCTGCTGCGTCATCATCTGGCCGGTGGTCGGATCAATCATCGGCTCCCCACCAGCCCCGGTCGGGAGATCCTCGAAGGTACGATCTCTGACAAGAGGACGCTTACCATAGTAAGTACCCATCATATCCAGCAAAATCGCGCCTATGTCCTCAATCCACTCATGAAGTCCGGCTCTTGTGTTCTCCAGAGGCACTTCTGCGGATGATTGCAGAACCATCAACGCTGACGTATTATCCGGACGGACATTACCCATCTGGGCGTCCGTAGCACCGAGGCAGTCCCTCGTATACTGCATAACCCGGTCAATACACATAACGATCTGGTTCGACATGTCCGCAGGCTGCAACACCGTAGCAACGTCACGCAAGTTAGTTCCGGGTTGCAAGTTGTGAACACCGATAGCCGCGCCTACCTCGTTATTCCACTGACCAATCAGATCAGCGTTATAAATTGTCTTCGGGAAACTCTGTAACTGGAGATGCCGGAAGATCATGGCCATCATACTATTAATGAAAATCTGGTTCGGAACAATGCCAGTTACCAGAGCTCTGCCATGATACTGGTTCTTCTGTTTTTCCCAGTTACCCCAGGCGATAGGATACCGACTAAGCCCTGTATCCACATCCTCGTAGATGATACGCGTCTTAGTAGCCTTCGTTACATGAACTGACGTAACTAACTTAGTAGCGCCCTTCATCTTGTAAACAGGCTCACCCTCCGGAGTCAGAATTGGTGTTCCATCCTCCAACGTATCCGGGATCGGGTCTCCGTTTTCATCCAGTACCTGAACCTGCTCCTGTAGTCCGGTCTCCTCGTTAATGACCGGCTTCTCTTCCGTAACCTTGGTATAGAGGATTCCGTACAGTGCTTTCCCGTTCTGATCGTCAGTACGTGATATCTCGGTCCTACCGCCGATACCAGCCTGCCACTGCCACTCAGAGTCGGAAAGCATGCTGTCGATAACTATGTCGTCCTCTGCTTTACCTCCGCGCTTGTTTTCGCTCTTTGCGAACTGTCTGGCTTCCCACTTCAGACTCTCAACAGTATCTCTGCCGAGGATCAGTATGTATGGCTGGCTTTCGACATCCGGAGTATTCGGATTACCGAACATGACGTTGATGCCGTCAACCAATTCCATCTCGATCTCGCCTTTATGAAGACCAAACGCGCCTCCATACGGAACCGCATCTGGATTCCAATAGAAGTGCGCACAGTAGTCCCCGGTCTGAGCTCCATCAAACAGAGCCTCCCGGATCCTGTACTCCATCTTGAACTTCTCGAAAAGATTCCGGACTTCCGCTGTAGCAATCACTGCCGCATTGGACTCCGGATCTTTCATATTATCGCCGTCATAATAGGACAGCGGCTCAAAGTTGATTGTGGTATTAGAACTTGTTAATGATGCTACGAACAGACTCGTTACACGCTTAATGATGTTAAACGTGGGTCGAGCCAGTCTTTGCATCGCCGGAGTTTCATTTATATGAAGCCACTGGTTGCCAGCGAAGAACTCGATATTGGTATTGACTAGAGTGTACTGATTCGGAACAAGCTGATTGTTGTAGGTCCTACCGGCCTCATACAATTCCCAAAGTTTGGTTTTATTGTTCTTCTCGTCTCTCAACTAGTCATCACCTACTCCTTACTCTGAGCCAGCCCATAAGCCATATCTGGGTTATAAGACATCAATTCTCTGAAGGCTTTCTGATCGGCAATCAGTCTCTGCCGCTCCTCATGGATAGCTTTCTCCTCTTCCGCTGTCAGCTCTACCTTTTCTACCTCTTTCGGCTCATTCACAGTCTTTCCAAACCAGAAGCCGAACAGGAAAAGCCCGATGCCTACTAAAGCACCGAGCATGCCAAATACTGCTTCCATTATTCCCTCGGTTTCTTCTTAGAGTTCAGCTGCTCAAGCATGGGTTCTCCCTCAAGCTCGCCGAGATCCTCCTCTGGTTCCTCAGACTCATCTTCCTCATCAACATCCACATCCGGTACATCGACAGTTTCGTCTGCGCCCATACCGTTGTCAGGAAAGGGCGGCTCTTCCGGAGCAGCACCTCCACCGACATCAGCCTTTGCCGCATCAACAGCCATCGCAAGTTCAGCATCGGATGCGCCTTCACCGGGATTGAATTCCTCATCCAGTCTGAAAGCCTCCGCCTCTGCATCAGCCAGAGCGGTTTCACCTTCATAAATACCACCGATCTGGAGTTCCATCGGATCGTCTCCGGTCTCCATCAGAGTCTTGGCATAGTTCTCCATCTCGGTTCTTCCATGCCGCTCAAGGACCTCATCCCCAACAGTTTCTACGGCGGAAAGAATGACAGCCTTATCACCGGCATCATTTTCAAACGCCATAAAGAAATCGCTCTGAGGGAGGGGTCTAGCTTCAATGGAAACATCTCCTTCATCGAACATTGATCTATTTGACGGAATTGCAAATCCCTTATTCTCTTCATCCATAGCGGTTATTCTCCTTAACTGAAAAATTGATCCGTAGTACCATACGGATTAAACAATACATCCGGGTCATTGAAGTCGGACTCTTCCTTCTTCACAGCCAGTTCCATCTCGGTCGGCTTATACTCTTCAAATTCCCCACGGAAATAAATCATCCTATGTAAAGCCTGGGACGC